TTAATCATTAGCTTAGCAGAGCTGATAATGCCTTCCACTATCTGGTAGTTCTCATCAGCGTTGTTGTAGTAGTCGGCTATCTGCTTCTCAGCTTCATCTACATTACCTACCAACTCTCCAGCTTGCTTGCGACTGAATTGCAGTCGTTTGCCTTCATAGTTGCCAAAGTAGTAGTCGCTCATGTGTAGCTGATTAAGGTTAGTGACAGTAACAGGACAGGACTGTTGGAGCAGCTTTACAATGTTGTCAGGCTCATTAGAGTCAATTAAGAGCATTCTAGCCCTCTTTCTCATCTTCAGATACTACTGGCTTTCCTTCTTCATCTCTACTAATAGGCTTCTCGTACTCCTTCTCTTCCGCCTCATCTATGTCAGGCTCTTCCATCAGGTCTCTAGTAGTTCTAATCTGGTCTCTGCGGTCTCTAGCCTGCATATCTGACAGAGCCGAGCCAGGTCCTATGTCTCCTCCAGGTGGCTGCTTAGGCTGGCGGTCAGTGGTGGGTGGCACTGCTTCAGCCTCAGGTTCTGGATACTCTGAACCAGTAGCGTCAGTTCCAGTTGCTAGCTCCTCTGCAATATGCTCAGCAAAGGCTGCTTTGGCAGGAGACATCTCGTCACCTTCCTTATCTACTTCTTGTATATTAGTAAATTCTGACGATAAGTGCCCTGTCTCAAGAGTAGCTACTTCTTCCTTCAGCTGCTTAACTCTATCATCCTTCTCATCCAATGCTGCTTCCTCTTCTGGGGTAACTTCAACTACCTCAGCACCATCCTTAGCTATCTCTACAGCTATCGCATCTAGTGGAGGTACATACTCTATCGGTATCTCCTTACCTTGCACTAGTACTGACGAGAACATGGGGAAGATTATCTTCTCAGGCATCTCGTTCTTGCTGTAGAATAGGTAGCTCCTGACATAAGCGGGTAAGACATAGTTTATATCCCGCTGCTCAATGTCTACTGATTTGTTTTCTTGGTTAACTCTCATTACGATACCTCCTCAATCACTTGTGGTAGCGCATCTACTACTTGCTTGATTACTCTATCCGCCATCATATCCCACTCTCTGGCATCCACCTTTGCGCTCCTGTCTATAATAGTCTCAGGCTCCAGGTCATGCTCACAGTAGGAGCAATGCAGATTTAGTGGAATATCCTCCTCTATTATGTTCTTGATATCCGACTGCAATCTACCATAGGCTCTATTCCATCCCATTACTTATCTCCTTTATTTTAGTATATAATCTTAGTTGTCTTCATTTAAGCATTTTGCCTGCTAAGTTTTCGTTACGAGGCACCCACTCGTAGTGAACCTCTACATTCTGAGTCATCTGCCATATCTGCTGGGCTAATCTTCTCAGCCTCTCATTTGCTATATGATATTGTCTCGACAACTGTTTAACGACGACCTCATTATCACAGCATACTAGCACTGGTGGCGGCAGAGGTCTTGGAGTTTCTTGAGACGGAGCGGCTGTCTTGAAGAACTCACTTCCTCCAGACTTCTCAGCCTCAGCTATTGACTCTCTAGTCATGTCATACTGCCTAGCATCTAGCTCCCTATTCCATTTGGAGAAGTACTCATTGAGTCCGTAGATAATAGCTAGATACTCCGCCTCCATACTAGTATAGCGACCTGATGCTAGCATTTGGTAGCCACTGCCACCACCGTCAAGTACATAGGCTACACATCTGGGGTTAGCGTCACAGTACAGCCTAGGCATTACTTTATCTCTACCCCTGGGATTTCTTCTATCTTTGCTGTTATAGCTTCTATTAGTTTTCTATTGCCATCTATGACCACCGTCGTCTGGGATATGACCTGAGCCCCTTCGCCTTCTACCACTGTAATAGTAAACCCTACTCTCATTTGCTAGCTCCTTTTAGTAGATTAACTATATTAACTATACCTTCATATGTTGCTGGAATCTCTAGCCCTACAGCAGCTAACCCTGTACCTTCTATACCGCATTTGGTTATCTTGGCTACTGGATACTTCTCTTCTACCTTTAAGGACTGTGGATTAGCTGGGTCTGAAGGAATCATGCGGCTCTTGACAGTTAGCCACATAACTAAGTCAGAGAACTTTGCAGTCTCCTTATAGCCATCTATGATAATCTTGCCAGTTTTATCATTAGCAAAGCCTCCCTTGCCGTCAGGCATAGGTCCGTACTCATCTGTGGGATAGTGGATTAGGATTAGATTCTTCTTGTACGACCTGGAAGTGTGGTATACTCTCTGTAGTCTGTCATAAACTACTCCGTACTCTATAGGCTGTAGCTTCTCTCTAAAGTCATTCTCGTCAAAGGGGTAGCTTTTTGTCTGTGGGTCCTTTTTCCACTTGATGAGCTGCTTCTCCTGAAGCTCTTGTAAGTAAGCATCACAGCCTATCTTGTACATCTGAGTTGCGGAGTCAAAGATTACAGTCCTCATGTCCTCTCTTAGGCAGTCCTTAACGAACTGGTCTATTATGTTCTGCCACAGCTCCTTCATACCTTCTATCTTCTTGGGAATAGCTGTGACAGTTCTGGTGGAGATTTCAGTAGTAGTAAGTCCCTTCATCTTGGCTATATCCGCATCTGTCAGAGGCTTAGGAAAGCTATGGGTCTCTATGTCAGTTGTGTCTATACGCCAAGCTGCTCTCTTGTAGCCACCTACATCTATATCTAGATGCGACTGCGGCTTTGGGAAGGAGAGACCCATTGAGGTCTTACAAGTTCCTTCCTCGCCACAGATAGTGACTATGCCTAAGTAATCATCTAAGCCCATAAGCTCTTATCCTCCTCTAATTGTTCTTCACTCATGGCTGCTCCACTTGCCCTAGCTAATGTCTGACAGACTAGCTTATAGCGACAGTACTTACATTCCCACTCGTAGCAGTTCTTGAAAGGCTCTGGCGGAGTGCCAGTGGCTATAGCGTCGTCTAGTACTGTCTTCTGGGCTAGTATCTTCTGCCAGTTATCTGGTATCTCGTTGCCCTCAAACAGTTCTGTCTCAGAGTAGATATCTGGAAATGGTGGACTGTAGTTACCCATCATGTAGAGGATAACCAAATCGTACTTGGTAGTGTCAGTCAGGTAGCATCCTGCTGCCATATAGTCTATCCATGTTGGAGGTAAAGCATCATCCATAAAGTGATACTTAGCTGACTTCCTTGTAGTTTTAAGCTCTCCTAGGTTTCCAGTCCAAACCATTGGGAAGTCAGGACGGTAGATGATTCCTTCCTTCCTATATACTACAGGTGCTACGTCCTTTGGAGTTAGCACATCTTGTAGCCCATAACCCAAAGCAAACAGCATTACTTCCTGCTCAGTAGGTTCAGCAGTCTGCTTCAGGTCTAAGAAGGATTTAGTGCGACAGGTAATGTAGCTACTAAGGTGACCTTCCTCTCTGACCTCTTTGATTTTGTATATGTCAGCGAGGTGGTCGAGTATCTTATTCTTTAGTTCAGGATTATCTATACGCTTCATTCAAGGTCCTCTCCTTACTTGCTTAACTTCTAAGCATTTGGAACAGTAGTATTCTTCTATATATCTGGTAGGATAAGCAACATTCTCAGCTACCTTCCTCTTATACACCCAGTTATGCTTACACATATTGACCTCCCAGAGGGAGCCTGCCAGCCAGTAGCCCATCTTCTCCAGCTATCAAGAACCGTCCCTTTAAGGAAGGGTGACTGGCAAGCTCCCGTGCCTGGCTCCTTACGCTTAGTCCTCTTCGCTTCCTCCGAATACCTCTGAGTCCTTAGGCATGACAAGCTTAGGCAGGTTCTCCTCAGGCTCCTCTGCATCAGGTAACCGCTATACCTTATGAAACACGCCTGCCTCGTCCTGAGTAAATGTGCCTGCTGTTATCATAGTGTTAGCAAACGAGTTTGGAGCGGTAGGCGGCAAGCTGATAGCCTGTAGCAGTGTGCCATTCTCTGCTGTCCTAATAACTGGATTAGCCAGAGCCGCCGTATTAAACTCTGCTAATGTCTTGCCGTCTAGCAGACTCATAGCTAAGTCCATAGCACTTACTCCCTGACCTCCAGCTACTCCGACTCCCTCTATCTCGTACACTGTCCAGGCTGGCGTAGGCCTGTCTACCTGAGCTCTGCCATCAAATAGGTCTGCAGGTTCAGGTCTGCCATCTATGCCATCAGTCATAACCCAGCCTATCCTCTTGCCCATGCAATCCCTCTTCAGGTCCATTCTGTCTGCTGGCTTGATGTAGTTAGCATTGGCTGGGTCAAGCTGCTCGGCTGTGTACTGTTGGTCAGCTACATTATTGAAGCCGATAGTGCGGTCTTTGGGAGTTCCTTCCGATAGCACTCCCCAGCGAGACTTCTTTCGATTAGATTGAGACATGATGAGAGTGACTATTGGAAAGTGATAAGGCTCCACCGCTTCCTTCACGTCTATGTCTTTGAAGTTCAAGCTGATACGGGTAGATTCCCTTGCCGACTCTCCTTCCCCGAATGTCTGCTTCTCCGTAGGCATACTGTCAAGTATTCCAGTAAACCTCCGCAGAGGACCTATCTCGGCATCTATGAGTCCTCTAGTAGTTACCATTCCTTCTTCTGCCATTGTTATTCTTCCTCCTTCGCTTCTGTTTCCTTGAGTCGTTTGAAGTAAACCTTTGCACCTTTTAAGCTCCAGTCAAATTCCCAATCTCGTATCCTAGAGCCTAAGTCCATCCCTGTATCAAAGGACACTCCAGCCATAGATAGCTGTACCTCAGCCTCATGCAAGTGCTTAAGCTGGTCTTCAGACATTTCTGCTGTAGGAATTTGAACTAGAACTTCCACCTCTCGCTTTTCTTCTGCCACTGTGCTTTTTCCTCCTATAACTGATTAAATTCAAGACGATAAATGGTACTGATATGAACAAGATTGCAAGGACAATACACATTACTATTTCAATCTACACACCTCCTAATCCAATCCATACAGTCTATTATAACACATAGTTGCATTCTTGTCAACCTCGCAGGGTCTGGGCAATTACT